CTGTAGTTCCTATTACAGAATCATCATTGCTGCTATCAGCTCCCAAACGAATACCACCGCTTGTATCACCAAACAAGCCGTATATGTCATACGTTGTTCCTGAGAAAGTGTAGTTAGTAGTGGCAACGTCAAGCCCTGTACTAGGACTACTAGTACCAATACCCAAAGACTCCGCAGACGCATCCCAGAACAACTTAGGCGTTGTGCCTGTGTCTTCGTAGAAGCTGATGTCGCCAGTAGAATGGTCAATAAGAAGCCTATTGCTTGCATTACTTCCATTATCAGCAACTGTTTGTAAACGTAAAGAACTGCTGTTTGATACAATTCTAGAGTTTAAATCTGTTGTGTCAGTTTCAAATAAATCAATATAAGGCGCGGAAGATGAAAAACTACCAACACCATCAACAGTAAGACCATCCATCGTGGCTGTGCCAGTAACGTCTATGCCTGTGGAGGTGGTGGCTAGTTTAGCGGCGTTGTCGTACCAAAGACTTACAGCGCCTCCAACGTATGCCTCTAGCATTGTTGTGGTGTATTCTGCATTATTGAGCTTAAAGTTTGCGGCTCTTATCTGAAGGTCTCCAGTGCCGCCGTCCTTGATAATAGAATTACTACCATCATGATAAATCTCTAAATCATCACTAGCACCAAACGTAGCTTTGCCGTTGTCTGGTAAGGCAATGCCGCCATTGGCTATAATCTCTGCTGATGGATTAGTACCCACCTCTACAATAGTGCCGCTAGCGTTCTCTGTGTAGAGACGCTTATCAGTTACATTGACCGCCAGTTCACCCTGTACGAGGTCACTTGCTAGTGGGGCGCTACCAGCGGTGGAGCTATTTTTAGTTACAATTTTTGTTGCCATAGTTTTTATACCCTTAGTATGTGCCGCCGTTGAGCGTACCAGTAGTCATGTTATCTGCGTTTAAAGTGGATGAAGCTGTTAGCTTTGTTGCTAGTGCGTTAGTCACTGTAGTAGAGAAATTAGCATCATCACCAAGAGCAGCCGCTAATTCATTTAATGTGTCAAGTGTTGCTGGAGCTGAGTCAACCAAGTCAGCAATGGCTATTGCTACAGTTGCTGCTGCGTTAGTCTCGCTTGTTGCTGCTGCTGAGGCACTAGCGGCTGCGTTAGTCTCTGAGGTTGCTGCTGCACTTGCTGAATCAGATGCTGCCGTAGCACTTGCTGCTGCTTCTGTTGCGCTAGTAGAAGCTTCACCTGCTGAGGTGGCTGCTCCAGTCTCACTACTCGCTGCTGCTGTAGCACTGTTAGAAGCTGCTGTAGCGCTGCTAGCGGCTGCTGAAGCTGACCCTGCTGCGTTGCTCTCACTAGTGGCTGCATTGCTTGCAGAAGTAGCTGCGTTGCTCTCAGAGGTAGCAGCATTGCTCTCACTAGCTGCTGACGCTATAGCAGAGTTAGCTGCGTTAGTGGCTGATGTAGCCGCTGCTGAGGCAGAAGTAGCTGCATTGCTTTCGCTAGAGGCTGCGTTAGTTTCGCTAGTCGCTGCTGCGCTAGCTGAAGAGGAAGCATTAGAGGCCGAAGTAGCAGCATTGCTTTCGGAGGTTGAGGCATTGCTAGCACTAGTTGCAGCCTCTGATGCTTTAGTCGTTGCTGTAGAAGCGCTGTTAGACGCACTGGTTGCGCTTGTAACGGCTTCTGCGGCTTTAGTAGTAGCTGTGGTAGCACTATCTTCTGCTGCGCTCTCAGAGGCTGCTGAGGCCGTCTCTGATGCACTAGCTGCTGTAGCACTGTTAGCTGAGTTTGTAGCGGATGTTGCTGCGTTAGTTTCTGATGTGGCTGCTGCTGTTGCGCTAGCCTCTGCTGCATCAGCAAAAACATCAACACCTGTAGCACTTGCTGCTGCGGCTGTAGCGCTTGCACTAGCCTCTACTGCTTTAGCTATTGCAGTAGTTGCACTAGCCTCTGCTGCTACGGCGCTTTCAGCTGCATCACTTGCTTTCGTAGTGGCTATGACCGCTTGGGCTGTAACGTCAGACAGTGTAGCGTCTGTAGTAGAATCGCCAACACCTCCAGCACCTCGATATATTGCCATGCATAGCTCCTAAGAAAACAAACAAAAAGAAAGGGGGACTCCGAAGAATCCCCCAGTTGTTTTAGCCTTGAACAGCTAGAACGAAACCTGCTTCTGGACGCATTACTTGACAACCGTAAAGCGTATCAGCAGTGTAGAGAGTACCCAAGAACTCTTGCTTGTACTGGGTCTGTGAACGAACTGACTGCTGCTCTGCAAGAACGTTGGTGTCCTTGTGGATCAGCTGTGCGCCACGAACGCCAGACTCAAGAGTAGGTACGTTAGTAGAAACAAACACGTCAACGCCGTACAGGTTACCAATCTTACCAGTCTCTACGCTTTTGCCATTAACAAAGTCGGTAGAGGTGTAACGGTCAATACCCATGATAGCGTTACGCAGTGAAGGAGGAACGATAAAGCTACGTCCGTCCATCGGTACGTCTGCGTCATCCATGTTCTGAATGAGGCTACGGAAAGCAGCGTCAGTGAACGGGTTAACGTCAGCAGTGCCGTCAGCATCGTAGGCTTCTAGAGCGCCACCAGCAGTGATCTGGAAAGACCCGCTGTGAACCCAAGAAGAACCGTTGCCGTCGCCGAAAGACTTACCAAGAGTAAACAGATCGTCGTCTACTTGCTTGGCCAGACCGTAACCAGCATCGCCGGTGTAGAACTGACGCAATGAAGCGAGAGCCTGTACTTCGGTGATGTCTTCGATCATGCGTGAGAATTCGAAGTGCTTGTTGATGTTGATCAAAACTTCTGACTCAACAGAGTTTTGGATAGTTACAGCAGTGTTAGCAACTTTAGCATTAGCTGTACCACGAGTAGGCTTAGGGACGTGAATAGTGTCACCTTTCTTGCCAGTCATGCTCATTTTCTTAACGAGGTTAGCTAGAACAAGGTTAGTCTTGTATGCAGCAATTACTTCGTCACTCCAGATTTCTGGAATAAAAGTAGCTGCGCTAGTGTTGTCTACTGCTCCGCCCATAGCGGGATATACTGATGTGGCCATAATACAATTTCCTTAAAGAGAGTTTAGTTGCGGACTCTTCCTTCTTGGTAGGCTTGCATGATCTCGTCAGACAAGGATAAGTACCGTTCAGGATCAGTCTGCATTAGTTTAATAATGTCTGCTCGTCTATAAACTTTTCTAGTTGATGCTTCACCGCTACCTTTCGCATTCCCTACGGAGGCTGTCTTAACAGCGGCTTTGCGACTAGCTTTCTCTTCAACAGCAGTCTTATTTACAACACCTTGACGTTCTTTCCAATTACTAAAAAGTTCATCAGCGGCTTCATAATCATACTGCGTATCTGCTTGTGCAAAGAGCTGTGTCCGAATCTTAGAGCCTTTAATCCAATCTACAAACTTAGAGTCACTTAGAATTTGTTGCATATCCGGGTGACGTTGCTGCAAAGCAGCCTGAGCTGTCGATTGTTTGTACTGTCGCGTTTGAGCTTCAGCAGCTTTGATTGAAGGATGATTCTTAATAGCTCTCTCGACTGCCTTGTCGGGATCTGAGAAAAAGTCTATATCGTCTTCAGTTTCTTCTGGTGCTTGTGTAGATGTGTCGAGTTGTGTCTGAATATAAGTGTCAACAACTTGTCGAAGTTCCCCTACTTCACTGCTTTGACGTCCTAAGAGCTTCTCAGCTTCTTGGTGCATCCTTACGATCTCAGCAGTACTTTTTCCTTTATATTTGTCAGGGATTTCTTCTTCTTGAAGAGTTTCCTGTTGTACAGGTTCTTCTTGGAGAGTTTCTTCTTCAGTGTTAACGTCCTCTAGACGCTCGTCAATTAATGTTGCCATTATTAAACTCCGTGGGTCTTCCCATTATGGAGGTGTATTATGTAAGGTTTCGATTAAGAGTTGGCCTTACGCTCTTGTTGTATCTTCTGTGCTCTCATCTTCTCCCATTTAGCAGTGGCACCCATAAAATCACCGCTAATAGGATCAAGAGAACTTCGTACAGGAGATATAATTCTTTTTGCTGGTTCAGCACAATCAGGACAGGATATAGTGGTTAAGGCCGTGTCAACAAAACTTTCATTGACATGGCCCTCTACACATTTGAAATCAAACAAGGCTCTCATTATGCAGCCTCTGATTCCTCTGATTCTTCTTGCTCTATCTGCTCTTCCGCAGCGTTGAGTTGAGTTTCTAAATTAAGCATGTTAGCGATAACAGCAAGTTGTCCTTTACGAAAGAAAAGGTCTTCGTTATCTTTAGCTGACTCTACAGAGTTTATAACGCTAACGTTGTTCATCAAGTCTTGCATCAGGGTCTTCCAACCATCTGTTGCAAACATCTCACGATAGTTGTTATAATATTTCTCAAGCTCTTGGTCTATCATACTGTTTCTCCATTAGGACAGTTATTCTCTATGTGCTTACATTATACCACATTATTGATACAATGTCAAGCTTTATTTTCTCTTTTTACCTGCTTTTTGCAAGGCGATAGCAACAGC